CTTGTCACTTTATATGACGGACCAAAGAGACCCTCTAACACCCACTTATGCGTCTGTGTGCCGTCTAAGGTTCCAGTAAACCCAAATCTATACTTTGCATGATGAAGTTTAGTCATAATCTGAATCAAAGATTTAGACTTGAATAAATGTGCTTCATCACCTATAATACAACCATAGTCTTCAAAGAAAGATCTTTCTAGTTTATATACTGATTGCCAGGTTGTAATTGTCACTGGAGCATCATTACTTTTTTCTCTACCAGAATAGATACGGTGGCAATATGAGTCAGCATCCCAACCATAATCAAGAAAATCCTTGTACATCTGCTCTACAAGAGATGTCGTGGGAACAACTAAAAGAATTTTTTCTCCTCGGTCAACGTAGTATCTTACGAGAGAGTAAATCATCAAAGATTTGCCAGAAGCAGTGGGGCTTATCAATAGCTTTCTATTGTGCTTTAGAGCGCCGTATACTCCCTCAATTTGATATTTCCTGGGAGTATGAGCACAAATAGAATTCATATAATCTTTGACGCCCTCCATTGAGATACCGTCATTCTCTTCATAAGGAGTTCCGTAGAACTTATTATCCTCAAATTTATAAGTATATCCATATTGCTCACAGAAATTGACGATCTTATCTAATAGACCAACATAAATCTGCTTGGATCGCATATCGTAGAGATGTATCTCTCCGTTCCAGTTTCTACCACGATACTGCGGCATAAATTTTGCATTCGGAACCTCAAACTTAAAGTGGTCTCTAAGTTCATATTCAATATGAGGTTCAGTATTAATTTTTAAAAATACTTCGTTGGATTTTGATATAACAAGATTTACACTAGTGTCAATCACGTAGATCCATTCATCTACAAATATTTATTACAGATTGTCAAACTTATATTCCAATATCATTCTATACAGAGAATCTCTCAAATACCAAAGATGCTCTTGTTCTTGTGGGTGTCTAGATGGGGAACCCTCCCAGGTTTCAATCCTTTTCAATACACAATAATGTAGAAGATGTATATCTTCTATCCTTAATTTGACTTCGTAGTCAAATTCATTTTCATCATTGTCGAAAAAGTTTTCTTCCATCATCCTAAACCTGCGTTAAACCTCATAAACTCGATTGCGTTTTTGATCTGGTAGGTTCTATTAGTTATCTGTTTAAGTATACTCTCAATATAGACTAGCATTGTATCATAATAGTCTATTTTCAAACATACTGTAGACAATTTTTCGTCAGCGTCAAGGTACTTCTGCATTGTGTCCTTGTCGCGAATCTTTTTAGGAAACGGGTTCTCTATGTATACATCAGGATCTGCTTTACCACTGAAGTATTCATAGCGTTCATGTCTAATATTTTTTCTCTGCTGTTCTGCCTTCTTTCTCATCAGAAAGATAGTATTATACATTTCAAAGTACTTCGCATGGAGAGTGGGAATTCCTAAAGATTCCTCATGCAGATTGTCTCTGTCCATTTTAGAATCTTTTTCCCACATCTCTTGAAGTTTGTCAAGATCGATCATATAGGATTATTGTTTATATCAGTAACAGTGTAGATAGTATACTTGAAACTTACATCTGCTGTAAAGTATTCTTGATCCGTTTGTGTGGCATCGAAAGTCATTGTAGACAGACTATACGGAAAAAGATCTCTAAAGAAGATTTGGAACTTAGGGATTAGATTACTTGACAGAATACTAAGAGTTCCATCAGAGTAGATATTATCTTGATCCTGTGCGTATCTTCCGAATATTTCTGCTTGTGATTCTAACTTCTCAAACTCATCTAGACTTTCTGGAAATCCCAATCCACGAATCCACTTCTGGATTTCCATGTAGTTTCCAAGATCTTCATCAACCAAGAATCTAAGATTTAAATCACCAAACTCAATTTTATCTCCTGGAACAGGAATATTCTTCAGATATGTTGCTTGCTCCGTAACACCAAGTGTCATGTCAGGTATGTTTGCCTGATTACAGAAGAATGCAACTTGAGGAGATCTACGCAGAGCAAATCTAAATCCATTAGGACTTAAAAAATTTCTGTTCTCAATTTGACGAGAAGTTCTTATTGGATCATACTTTTGCGTTGCCATTGATTATCACTCGTCTACGACAGTAGCATTTGAGAATCCACCATTTGTTCCATCTTCATTTGCCAAAAGGGAAGTGGGATCATCACTATAAACTTTTCTATCAGCATAGACTTCTGTCCAGTTTCTTCCGCCTGTATGATAAACAGTTGTTCCTGCCTTCAGAGAACTAGGTCTTTTTATGTGATATGCCATTTTTTACAAATAACTTTTTATTATTTATCTTGTCATACCATCAAACCATCTTTTGAAACTGTATGGTGGCCATTGAGCATACAAAATAGTATCAGCCCTCCCACCATATAGATCACCTGATGGAAAAATATCATACTCATCAAATGATCTAGAATATCCTAAGAACTTATCAAAATCTTTATCATTGAACGTTAAAGTCTTTGCATAATCCCAGAACGGTGTATTATACTTTGATCCAAACTGATAGTGCCACAATACAAAGTTCTGTGTCTGTTCAATATATTTTGCTATCTCTCTTCTAGGATCTCTCCCATGAAATATGTAATCCCAACACATTTTTATCCATTCAATATATGTTTGAACAGATGATGATTCCATTGGTTCCAAGAAAAATAATCTATTACCATTCAAGATAATACGATCATCAATAATTGGATCCTCAACAACATAATTAATATATTCAACATGTTTCTTTATCTCAACATCAAATAAACTTGTAAAGTTCTTCTCTGCTTCTTCCTTTGTAGTGATTGTTGTATTATAACAATATCCCACGCAGTAATCATGAGACGGAGAATCTGGATGAGTTGGTATCACAAATGTCCACCCATCAGGAGTTGCAACATGACGACTCCAAAATGCTTTCGTTACATCCCAATTTGGTTTAGCAAGTATTGCTGCATTGGTTGGATTCTTTAATGGTTTATATCCGGTAAAATCTTTGGGTTTACCTCTACAATCAAACACAAAGTCTGCATCAACGTCTTTTGGATCTACATCTCCTTCTGTTACTTTAAAATGTCCAGAATTGAGAACAGATCTTTGCATCTCCCATGGGCAATAATGCATTGCCATAAGGTCTGGTGCAAACTCATGAAATACTTTATCGTTCTTCTTTCCCCAGTTCTCATATAATATACCACTCTTAAATGTGGCGTGTATATTATTATTGTACCAATTAAATCCTGTTGATCCCCATAGAAGTGCAGGAGGATTTAATAGAGTTGCTTGACCAACTCTCTCCACAGGTATTTCTGGATTATAAATTAACTCTACTTCTAAATTATATTTTCTTCCCAACCATCCAAACCAGAGGGCAGTGAAACATCCTGCGTTTCCTGCTCCAACCACAGAGATTTTCATAATAATATTTTTAATTATTTATTGGCATAAAAAAAGGACCCCGAAGGGTCCTTGATTAACTCTTGTGAGTATGGATCACATGAGGTTCTTAACGGTGACTCTTCTGTAGTAGCGGTTGCTATTAACAGAGAGTGCGCCTGCGCCGACATTGGTGCCTTCAGCGAATGGGTTAGCGACCATGCCGTAGCGGGTCTTAAAGCCAATCTTGGGCTGGAAGGTGTTCTCTCCAACGGCACGAACCATCTGGAGGGGAACATATGGGCAGTAGAACAGACCTGCGTCGTAAGGGGAAGTACCCTTATAACCGACAACGTAGTACTGGTTTGCAGCACTGTTTGCAGCATAAGGATCGATGTATACACGATACTTACCTTGCAGAACACCAGCGAAGGTGTTACCGGTGTCGTCAACGTTCAGGTTAGCGTTGAGTGCGGGGGTGTAGTCGAGTACACCAGCCATGGTCAGAGCGGAAGCAACGTCTGCGGAGCAGAGGATGATGTTGCCCTTTCCTCTACGAGTGCGCTGTGCGATTGCGTTAGCGTCTCTCTCGATTTGGAACAGAAGACCCTTGAACTTCTCAACAGACCAACGTCCGTTGGAGTCGATGTCGAGGTCAAACTCGCCGCCGGTAGCAACGTTGGTTTGAGCGCCAGACTCAGCAGTCTTGTAGATGGTTCTGATGACTTCACGGTTGATCTCAGCCAAGATCTCAGTAGAGAGGATGTTGGCGAGTTCCGCTTCAGCGTTCAGACCATGGATTGCCTTGAGGTCTTGTGCCAGTTCCAAGGAGTACTCAGCTTTGAGTGCTCTGGACTTAGCGGTTACAGTGACTTTCTCGATCGAGAATGCCATCTGGTTGAAGTTGTCACCGGAGGTGCCGAGATCCTCAGCATCGTCGGTTCTCATGCCCTGACCGACACTGTAACCACGCTGGGTTGTGTTGGTGGAAGGGTTAAGAGCGCCAGGATTGGTTCCGCCTTGTGCGGTAGTACCCATACCAACTGCAGCACTTGTCATGCCGTTGGTGAGGTCGAATCCTTCGTTCTGTCCGGAGAATGCGGTATCTACTTCGTCGAAGAAGGTCTCGGTTCCGTCCTGAGTCTTGTACTTAGAACGCATCGCGAAGATGAGTCCAGTAGGACCAGACATTGGCTGAACGCCTGCGAGGTCATAAGCGACCAAGTTAGGCATAGAGCGTCTGATCAGGGAGATCAGTACGGGGTCGAAACCAGCAACGGTCTGACCGCCTGCGGAGGTGTAACCACCGTTGCCAACGGCGTTGGTGGGTTGCTCAGACAGGAAGGATCCTGACTGGTTGAATGCTTGCTGTTCAGAGAGGAATTTCTCTTGGTTTTCGAGCAGGACTGCGGTTACGGCTCTCTTATGGTTGTCTTCGATCTTGTCGAGACCCTCATGGTTGAGGAGAGGTGCCCACTTTTCCTGCAACTGTTCGGAATGGAACATTTGCTGTTTACCTATGTGGTTAATTTACGGTTTGAATTAATATTAAATTCAGGGATTATTTGCCAAGGGTCGAACCCAGGGCTCTCATGTATGCGTCCATGGAACCGCTATAAGTAGCGGGTGCCGAATCAACGCCTTCCGAGAGGGTTTCGGTCTTAGCAGTCGTAGAAACATTCTTCTGAGTGAAGTATGACTCCTTCAGTGTTTCTAACTTTTCACGATATTGTGTTTCGCTTTCAAACTCCACACTTTCGGAAAGTGAGGCGAGTTTCTCTTTCTGTGTCTGTGCAAGACCTTCAGAGACATCGGCAAGAATGCCATCAGCAGCGGACTCGGAGAGTCTTGCGTTCAGGGTTACATTCTTCTCGATTTGCTCGTTGAGTTTTGTCTCCATATCATCAAGTTTTTCTACCATGCTCTCAAGCACATCATACTTATCTTCAGGGATTGTTACATAATGTTCTTCAAAAAGACTCTTCATTCCAGTGAGGAATGATTCGGTCATTTCGGACTTAAGTCCAGATTCAACGGCGAGTTGATTTTCAGACATCCACTCGTCGGCAACATACTCAAGGTAAGAATCAACACGCTCAGCGAGTGACTCTTTAGCAGAAGCAACTTCTTCTACGAACTTCTCTTCGTATGCTGCTTCCAGTTGCTCTTTGATTTGTGCAACCTTTGCATTGATTGCGGTCTCAAAGATGGTGCGTGCTTTCTCTTGGAATTCTTCGGAGAGTTCCTCACCAGAAAGCAGTGCATTGACATCTTCTTCGATGTCATACTCGGCAACGATTTCTTCGGTCTCGGTTACTTCTTCTTCAGAAACAACTTCTTCTTCGGTAGTCTCTTCTTCTGCGACTACTTCTTCTTCGGTGGTCTCTTCTTCGGCAACAACTTCGTCGGTGATTTCTTCTTCTTCCTTCATGCCTGCGGGCATTGGATCTGCCTTACCAGCTTTCTTGGTTACAACATCCTTAACTTGCTTAAGGGTGCCACCAGGTGTAGCCAGTTTAGCCGAATCATCATCGGGCTTGTAGTTTTCTGGAGTAGGACCGCCGAGGTCCTCAACATTAGCGAGTTGAGTACCGGGATCTGCCATCTTAGGCATGGGATCTGCAGCTGCAGCACCACTATTGACAGCAGTCTTGGATTGCTGTGTCTTTACTTCCATTTCTTGTAAATCTCCACGAGACATTTGAACTCTCCGTTATTGCCGGGTATTAAAACTATATTTATTTATAAAATTAAAGATTAGAAAGGAAGTCACTCCATAACTGGAGCTTATGTTCTTCCAATCTCTTCTGATCAACTAATGTATTGATTTGCTTTTTGGTCTGTTCCGCATACTTTTCACGCAGAAGTCCACCGTCCCAAACCCACTCTTTTCCTTCCATAATTCCCTCAACAAATGCATCGGGAGCAGAAGGATCAGCAACGATATCAGCAGCAGTTGCCAACATGAAATCGTCACCAACGATATTGACACCCTCACGGGTCTGCTTTAATGAACCAATACCGCGAGAAGAAACGCCGAGTTTTACGCCATCTTCTACTAAAGCAGATGCAATTTTACCCATTGGGGTATTCAAGATCTTTGCTTTACCAATAAAGTTGTCTCCACTTTCTTTCAGGGAAACAATTTTATGAGAAACTCTATCGAGATTAACGGTAGGACCATCAGGATGTCCGAGTTCACCGAGTGCTCTGCCGGATTGGACATTTGACTCATTATAACGAGAAACTTCCTTACGAAGAGTTTCCATGGGATACATGCGACCATTACGGTTTTTGATGTTACCCTGAAGAAAAACTCCTTCGATATACAGTGATTTCTTGCCAGACTTGGTAGTCTCTACAAGAAATTTAACTGATTCGATCTCTTCTCTGATAAGTTTCATTGTTTGATTATCCTGTTACGGGGTTGTTACTTGCATCATGACGTTGATATGTTCCAGGAGTAACTGGATTATTGTTCGCATCGTGACGCTGATAAGTACCTGGAGTTCTTGTTCCAGATCCAGCAGCACTGTTGTATGTTCGTGCTACATAATCAGCATTAAAATTCTTATAAGTTTTGGTAGACCAACCTTCATTTCCAGAAAATTGGTTCACTGTAGTACTCCCAGGTTGTGGGTTTACTGCATTATTGCTTGCATCGTGACGAACGTAAGCCATAATTAACGAAAAGAATAATAGTTATTTATAAATCAAACACCATCACTGGTCTCTACTTCATCGTCAGAGACCGTTTCTTCTTCGGAATTACCGTTAAAAAGAGCATTAGACGCAGTTTGCTTGTATGCATCTACTCTTTCTGCTGTTTTTGAGTACAGCATATCTTTGATCGCATCGCTAATTTGCGATGGTGATTCATCACTGATGATATTATCTAGAAGGTCATCCATGTTTTCCATGTTACAAATTTATTTGTATTTATATTTCGCCACCCTTGGGCATTTCTGGAGCCTCTGTTGGCGAACCATCGATCTCAGGTTCCATCACTGGTGCTCCCAGGTCACCACCTGCCCCTGCATCTAGTGGTTGACCGGTTGCTGGGTCAATGGTTGCAGGATCAGGAATGACACCTTTTTTGATTTCATCCTCAATCAGTTTGTCCTGTTCAAGGATTTCGATGTCAGTTTGACGCAAGATTTTGCGGCGAACATAGTCCTGAGAGTAGTATTTACCAACATATGGTTCTGCAGTTGCTGCCAAAGACAGTCTCTCATTCATTAATTCTGCTTCTTTTAACTCAGAAAAATGATTGTCATATAGGAAATCATACTGAATATGCTCACTCATGACCTCCCAATCTTCTGGAGTAATTACGTTCTTCAGGAGTAATTGGGTCCTCAGCATGTCATTAAACATGTTGGAGAATCTTTTTCTCAAACGACCAACAAACTTAGT